CGCCCCAACTCTGACCGCTGTAGGCTGTGTGGCTTGTACCATCAATGGTGAAGCTGATGCTTTCGGGAAGACCGGGATCAACACTTGCGCCTTGGCTCGTGTATGCCGCATTCGCTTGAATTTTATTTTCTATATTGACGATCGCTCCATTCAGAAGCAAGGGCGTGTTCTCTGCCGACATGATGGCCGTTCCTGAAATTGTAAATACATAATCGGTATTATTATCACTATTAACCCACGCACGCCAAGTCATGCCTCTGATCGCTTGATAGGTTGTACCGTCAATGGTGAACGTAATTGTTTCAGGTGTACCTTCTCCTGTTTCACTCTTTTGGTTTTCGTATGCCGCGTTGGGATGGATTGTGTTTCCGTAATGGACGATTTCGCCGTTTTCATCAAGCAGTGGTGTGTTGGCATCTACCATCACGGCACTTCCCGATGTAAAACAACCAATCGTGTTGTCACTGCTATCAATCCAATCATCCCACGTCATGCCTCTGTTGGCGTAATAGGTTATACCGTTGATGGTGAACGTGATTTCTTCCGTAACGCCGGGTATGTCGGGGTTGTCGGGTATGTCGGGTATATCGGGTATGTCGGGTACATCGGGTATGTCGGGTGTATCAGATGCATCATCTGATACTTTCTCAAGTACCGCGCCTACCACGCTTACGCCGTTAAATTCTCCGTTTTCAAGTCGCCGTTTGATGTCGTTGATGATCGTGTTCAACGTGTTATATTCGCTTGTGGATTCAATGTTAATGCCACCTGCAACGTCTTTTCGCACGCGAATCACAAATGTCGGCGAGGCAATGCATTCGTTCATCACGTCAAACAGATCAATCTCACACACAACAATTCCCTCTGCACTGATCGTCTGCGGCGTAAAGTCGTAACGGATGCAGTTGTTCGTCATGTCGATCACACAGTCGTTGATCAGATTGTTTCCGTCAGGCTTTTTCCCGATAAAAACAGCATAGTGAGATTTAGTCAGAATGACAGGCACACCGCTTCTGTGAAGTGTGATGGCAATTCCTCTCTCCGTGTCGCCCTTCTTACAGGAAAGAACAAGCTGCGTTCCTTCGTATAGAAGGTCAAGATTTATTTTGTAGTACGTCACAATTTGAATCCCCTCCGAGTATATATTATCTGATTTATCATAACAAAAAAAAGAGGGGGAGTGATACCTACCCCCCTCTAATATTAAGTTAATGCCACGGTGCTTCATTGATGGTGCTTCTCGCCCAACCCTCGGCATAATAGAGCGCATCCTTTTGCGCTCGGGAAATCGGCATAGAATGAATCACCGCCATTCGTCTTGCTTTTTTGCCTTCGCCTGTGATGCTTCTGACCTTGTTTCGGTATGTGATATAATCTTCAATCTCCATGCCGGAACTTGCAATATCCGAATAGTATGTTTCAAACCAAGTAAGCTCAAGATCCACGTCAGGAAGATCGTTTTTGAACCGCCAATATGTGACCTTCGCCATGGCTTCCTGCTTCGTCAGCCCACCATAGCGAACGAGCATTTCTGCCGCTCTTTGCGCTGTGATCTTTTGATCAAGATATTTTTCTTCGATCTCGTTATACTTAATGCCGGTAACAACTACGCTACTCCATTTGTTCACGGTGGCGGTGATTTCTTCATCGCTCATATCAAAATACTTTGTGAGCATATTGATAGCTTGCGACTTTGAAATTTCGCCTTCCTGATACCACTTTCCGATCTGACTCTTGACTTGGCCGAGTACATCTTCCTCGGTATATCCGTGAGAAGTAAGCTCGTTCATTGCCTCGGTGATACTGCCGCCGTTACGGACCGCATCATAGATCTTGTCATATCTTGAGTATTCGCCGCCTGCTTCCCATCCTTGAATGGTGAAGTATGCTTCATTCTCGTTATCCACAAGACCTTTTTCAAGAAGGAGCGTCGTTGCTTCCTCGTAGGTTAGATAGCCGTCCTCGTAGGCATATCTTATCTCTGCAAGTTCGCTTGGTTCATAGGATTTTATCTTGAGACTCGGTGCCATTGCACCAACGGTATTGTTCCAAAATGTGATGATCTCCCTTGTAGCCGCCGCCATAGGAAGTCCTGACATACCCGAAACAGCCTGCAACATTTTATAGATGCCGCCATACCAAGTATAGTTAATATCCTCGCCCATGATCTTGTCATAGATAATTTCTGTGCCTTTTGCGAGACTGTCATACCATTGCATGAATACAGACTGCGGAGGATTGCCGTAGGTATCAACACCGAATATTGATGCAAGTTCTTTAGCAAGGTCGTAGAAGTCAGATAGGATCGGCAGTTTGTTGAAGGGCATAAGCTCATCAATCAGATTTCCGCTAAACGCCTCAAGCCATTTCTCATCGTATTCCTCATACTCATCATCATCTCGGAGAGCATCAGCCGCGGCTTGCACTGCGGCAAGGAGAACAGCGCCAACGCCGTAAACATAGAGTCTGCGACCGATCATCTTTCTGTTCTTTTGCCATGCGTCCCGACTTGTCATGCCGCGCTTTCGGTCAAGATTGTATTTATCAATGGCATCAATCAGCATACTTGCATTTGTTGTAGGCTCTGACATAAAAGATCCTACGAGTCTTGCAAATGTGCCTTTATCTCGCATGAACTCATTCTTGGTAAGAACGCTATCGACAACCTGTGTCTTATAGATCACATCTTCAAAGAGCTTTGTGACAGCTTCGTAGAAACCTTCGCTTTCGGGAGTAAGGCGCTGTTTTTTCTTAACTTCCTCTTTGGCTGCACTCCACATGGCAGCCCAAGTCAAAAGGTCAGCTTTTTCAGCACCCCACATACCAATATCATCGATCTTGTCAAGTGCGGTGGAGTCATGCTTAATCAGCTTTGTAAGTCCGCGCGAGATATTCACGTCGTAGAATCCGAGTGACTTCCAAGCGGCGATACCGCTATACTTCTGCATTTCTTCAATACTATGCTTGATGGCAGAAGGCTTTCGCTTCATACCTTTCATCATAGAGCGATAGTCCAAAAGCATACCGGCTCTTGTGATTGCCATGGGTTGCTGTACCACCACGCGGAGGTTATAGGCAACCTGCGCGATATTGTAACGGTGAAGAGATTTCAAACCAAAGGAATCGTATGGGGTACCCTGTGCCTCTGTTCCGTTGAAAGCTTTGATAATATTCATCACAAAGCTTTGCGCGTAACCGTCTTTTCCTTTGCCGGGCTTGGTTTCTTCAGGAACACCGTACACGCGGTCCATCTGCTCTCTTATGTTGGCAATAACGGTTTTATTTCCCTGATCGTCAATGAATACTTGCTTGTAGTTGAACCACTTGAGTGCATCGAGAACAGGGAGTGCCATAGCGTTATACTGCGCCATGCTCGCCATGTGGTTGGCAAACACATCGAAGATACTGTAGATCACAATGCGATTATTCGCGCCTTCTTGTCTCGACTTCGTGAAGGACATGTTCAGCAGTGCATAAAGAGCAGCCGCAGAGGGGTGCTCGTCTGCTGTCGCTTGCAGGTGTCTGCCATCAGAATTGATCGGATAGTAATTCTTGTTGGTAAAGAGTTCTTCTCCGAAGCGCGCAACTGAAACGTAGTTACCCCATTTACCGCCCTGTTCTGCCATGTACTTTTGCAGGCTGTCAGCAACTTCTCTCTGTCTTGGTGTTAAAGAGTTAAGAATCTGATTAAGTTCGACCGGAGTGATGGTGTGTCCGACGTCGGAAATCTTCTTGCCTCTGTTCGTATAGGTGGCAACTCGGATACCTTCGCCATGTATATGCACGAGAGCCTGAGGATCTTTGCTTAATTCGTAAAGCCCCATGATGTAGGAAACAGGCATTTTAACATTGTCTGCTCCAAGTCTGAATGTCTTGATTTCCTTTTCCCAAGCATTGACTTCCTTCGCAGTATAGGCGTTCTTGGTAAACCTCTCGATTTCCTTGGTGTTGAACGCGAGCCTTGCTTGACCTCGTCTCAGTTCGTCATAGATGGCTTCACCACCCTTGCCGAAACGCTCAAATGCGTATGCCGGGCGAATCTGCTGCCAAAATAGGAAGTTGGAGAGTCCACCTGTATGACTACCTGCGTTGTTGAGCTTTTCAAGGAATTCAATCGAACTATCTCCTGCCTCGTACACATGCTGATACATAGCATTGTAATGGAAACGGTTGATCTGCGTGATATACTTCTTGAGAAAGCGAACCATTTTTGACAAGGACTTCAGTTCTTCGCTTGTCATTTGGTTGATGATAAACTCGCCTGAATTCTTGTCAACAAGTGCCTGTGCCGTCTTGATGATGTTATCCAAATCATCCATGAAGTTCGGCGGCAGGTCATTGTAGCCGGAATACATACCGTGAACATCGATATTGGTCTTGATTGCCAATTTCAGGGCGTCTAATCTCTTAACAAACTCTTTATCCGCTTTTGTCGCATCGCCACCGTTGAGAGAGCGCTTGCTCATAAAGTTGATGCTTGAAAGGAATGGAATAACCGAGTTTTTCAGCACATCGGGAACGTGTTTCACGATATCTTTGTTGTTAGGCTTGAGAATCCAATTGGAAAGCTCGTCCACATCACCACGGATGCGATCACGGTATTTTTTGATAGCATCTGCGTTATTTCTGCGGTCGCGCCAACGAGAGAGCATTTCCTGTCCATGCTGTCTTTCCTCTGCGGTTACAACCTTACGCGCCTTTTGCAGAACTCTCTTCAGCACTTCCTTTTCTTCAACAGAAAGAACATCGGATGTTGCTCTCTTAATCTGCTCGTCAAGTATGTGCATACGGTTGAGTGTTGCTTCTGCTGCAGATCTGTCTGGCTTTGTGCCGAACTGCTGCTCTTTGTAAAGCTTGCCTTGTTCGGCTCTCTTGTCCTGAAGGTCTTTCAGCTTTGAAAGTCGGTTTTGGAAGATGGTGAGGGCGTCCTGCTCAGCTTGCGTGAGGTCGCTCACCTTGACTTCGTTTGCCGCCATTTCAAGCACTTCACGGTCAGTGAGTGTGTCGGTGCGCTGTTGCTCTTGCACTTCGCCCAAATACTCACGGCTTTGTTCCTGAACGGCATCATCGTCAACGCTGTCAAGAGCTTGTTCTTCCTTCGGGTTGAGAATAGCCATGACCTCATTGTAGCGCTTGCGTTTCTCGTCAAGTTCTGCCTGCTTTGCGAAAGGCTCACCAATCAGCTTTTCCTGCTCTTGGATATCCGCTTTTGTTTCCTCAAGCTGGTTTTCCCACATAGTCACCCTCTCGGAAATACTTTCCACAACAGAAATCATGTGGTTAATCATGAAGGTGGTGTTATTGGGATAGGTATTGAAGGAATAGCTTTGTTTGCCTGCGATAACGCCCTTGATTCCTTCGGTGGTCTTAATCACGCGAACATCAAAGCCTGCGAAACTACCGATGGTGGTATAGGAGAAATCAGCTTTCGCTGTTGCCGCCGCCATAAGCGCCACGCCTGCATCTTTCTTTTCGGTAAAGGTCTGCTTGCCAACTCTGATAGAGAAATTACCTTCGGAATAGGTGTCCTTGGTAGCTTTCATATCAGCTTTGCCAAGTTCAATCTGTCTTTCAAGCGAGCCAACAGTTCCGCGATCTTTTTCAAGCCTGTCTTTCGCCGCACGAATAGAGGAACGATGCGCTCTGTAAAGCGATTCGAGCTTCTTAATATCGGTGTCAAGCTGTACCTGCTCCATAATGAGAGGGCTACCTGATGCAAGCGCTTTTACCTCGGCGGCGGAAAGTGTTACCTCTCCTGTGTCTTCTGTTTCTCGTCCAACGCTCTCGCCGTTCATAACCTGATTGATGAAGTTCTGCTTTCTTTCAAGAATGTCCCAAAGACGAGCATCAAAGCTGCCCTCGGTAACATAAGTGAAGCATTCCACTTCATCGTTGATATTGCCTTGTCTAAAAGCACGTCCGTTTCGCTGTTCCACGTCACCCGGTCTCCAAGGAGCATCAAGGTGATGGATAGAAACAACGCGTTTCTGCGCGTTCATACCCACGCCCATCTTGCCTGTAGAACCGATCAGCACACGAACCTTGCCATCGTTTACATCGGCAAAGAGCTTCTTTTTCTTTTGGTCGGTGTCAGCCTCATGGATAAAGGCGATTTCCTTTGCAGGAATGCCACCCTGAACCAAACGCGCGCGGAGATCATCGTAGAGCTTGGCGCTCTCCATATCCATTGTGGAATCGTCTGTTTCGGTGGTTTCCGTCTTACTCTTGCCCTTGGGAGTTGCCATATCACAGAAGATAAGCTGTGTACCCTTGATTTTGTTGCTGTCGTTGTAGCCTGTTACCACATTGTCAGCACAGCGGTAGATTTTACAGCCTTCCTCGTAAGGGAGAGTGGGTTCGATCATTCTCTGCGTATAGGAAATCTTTCGTCCGTCAGAGGTGATTTTCAGCATATTATCCACAGAAGGATCAACATTCTTCACGTTGTCTGCGCGCTTTTCAAGCTCCTTCATATAGTTCTTTTGGAACTCTCCCGGCTCACATACCACAACCTGAACCGCGCCGCCCTTCATCTTCGGGATTTTCAGACCGGGAATATCGGTCAGAACATCAGCGAAGTTACGGAAGAGAAGCTGAAGCTCGCTCATATTCTTAAAGCGAGAGAAGCTTTGCTTTACTCGGTAGCCTTGTCCGCTCGGCTTGATTTCTACGCCGTTGACAACCTCGCCGAACTGCTTTGCCCACGCATCGAAGGTGGAAAGTCCAAGCTGATTCAAGAGGTCGGGTTGCAGATACTTCTGCATAATATACATTTCGGACATGGAGTTCATAACAGGGGTAGCCGTAGCGAATACGATACCTTTACCGCCGTTCAGCTTTTGCAGGTAGCGTACCTTCGTGTAAAGGTCAAATGCTCGCTTTGAGCCGTCCTTGTTACCAAGTCCTGATACATTGGTCATTGAGGTAGTATAGAACAGATTCTTGAAGTTGTGTGCCTCGTCGATAAAGAGGGAATCAACGCCAAGCTGTTCAAAATCGATGTTGCCCTCGTCCTTTGCCTTGTCTGTCAGCTTGTCAATCTTCGCCTGCAAGGATTTACGCTTCTTTTCGAGGTCCTTGATAGACATAGCCTTAGCGCCCTTTTCGGCTTTCGCTTCTTCGATTGCCGCGATAACGCTATCCATTTCCTCTTGATAAAGCTCTTTTGCAAAATCATCGGAGATAGGAAGCTTTTCAAACTGTTCATAGGACACGATAACAGCATCATAATCGCCGTTTGCGATACGATTCATGAAAACCTTACGATTAGCCGCCGTGAAGTCGGAAGCCTCCGCAACAAGCAATTTCGCGGTCGGGAAGAAGTCTATAAACTCTGTTCCCCATTGTGCTACGAGAGACTTGGGTACGGCAAACATAGGCTTTTTCACAAGTCCAAGTTCTTTGAGCTTCATTGCGGATGCCGCCATTTCATAGGTCTTACCTGCGCCTACCTTGTGGGCAAGAAGCGTATTACCGCCCGAAGAGATCACACGCTGTACCGCGTTTCTCTGATGGGGACGGAGAGGCTTCATAGCATTCGCACCGTTTACGGAGAGATTATCGCCGTTGTATTTCGGTATGACAATGGAATTGAAGGTCTCGTTATAGAGTGCCGCAAGCTCTGTGCGACGTGCTTCGTCTCGCCACAGCCAATCCTGAAACTCTTTTGTGATGTTCTCAATCTTTTCGTTGGCGGCTGCCGTTGCATCTTTGTCAACCACAGTTGTGCCATCGTCGAGCTTGTATCGGATAACCACGCTCTTGGAGTTGAGCATAGCATCGAAGAGTTCAAGGAAGGAACGGCGAGGTGTACCCCATTTCTGTGTGTTTGCGGCGTTCGTCTTGAGATAATAGCTCTTCAGTTCTACGGTGAAGTTACCCGTTGAAGCATTTCTCGTAACGTCAACGTCGCGTTTCCAATCGTTGTTTCTGCCGCCGAGCATATATGCCGCAAAGTCGGAATATACGCTTGAAGGAATCCATGGTGTACCGGGATTGACGAAAATATCCTGATAGGGAACATCTTCGGGAATAACCGCTTTCAAGGCTTCCACGTTCTTTTCGTAGTCCGCATCCATGATAGCAAGTGCTTCCGCATCACGCAGCTTGGCGCGAACATTGCCCGAAAGATAGGTTTCTGCGGTTTCAAGCTGTCCGTTTCTGTTCTTGAAAGCCTGCCTTGAATCAAGGAGTTCTCTCGTTACGTCAGGTACAGATTTGCTTGTAAGTGCTGCAATAAGAGGAACATCTACACCGCCTGTTTGATTGACCGATACGATAAGCCCCTCAGATACGTCTTTGGCAGAGGTAACGGTGCGGTTGGGTGCGATGGTATTCTTGGAGAAGATATCCGTCTTGGTTGCACTCTTTTTGTCGGGATTCCAATTCTCAAGCGCAAACAACGAGTATCTGTCTGGATCATCGGCAAAGGCACTCTTGTTTGCAGGAGCATTGAGGAAACCGTTTTTCTTGACAAAGGCATCATAGAGCTTATTAAGCGCTGTTCTTGCCTTCTTAATTTCGCTTTCCTTGAGTCCCTGCTGCTGTGCGGTCATAAGCGCTTTGGCGGCATCGCGGATTTCAAGCATACCCTTGATACGCTCTGCAACCTTGGGCGTTACCGTCTTTTCAACAAGATTTCCATCCTTGTTCTGATAGATCTTTCCGTCTTTCGCTACAAAGCCGTCCTGCTTGGTTTTCTTGCTTGCTCTCTCGACCGCAAAATTGGTCTTTTCAGGCGATTGCTGTGCAGGATAATCCATCTTACCCTTGATGTGAGAAAAGGCTTCACGGATTTGATCTGCAAGGCTACCTTTGCCCTCAAGAGCTTTATATGTAAGGGATGCGCTTCGGTACATACTTCCTTCCATAGAAGCTGTACCAAGAACCATTTCGGGATGGTTGTTAAAGTAGCTGTTGACGTATGCACCGTTGTAATTACCCTTGACAGGATATCCCCAAGGAGCAGAAAGGAAGTCCTCGCCTGCATAGGGTGTGTTGGCAACTCTCTTTTTGAGGATAAGAATGTCAGTAACAACCTCTGTTCCTGCGTTGCCCTTGAATGCTGTGTCGGGAAGTCTGATCGCGCCGAGAAGGTCTGCTCTCTGCATGATGTACTGTCTTACAGCTTCTTCCTTGGAGTTCATGGTATAGGAAGATGTGATAAACATCACGATACCGCCGGGACGGACCTTATCAAGAGACTTGGCAAAGAAATAGTTGTGAATGGCACGTGTTATTCTCTTGGGATATGCCTTATCGGTAATAGGATAATCACCAAAGGGAACGTTACTGATAATAACGTCCATAAAGTTATCGGGAATGTTGGCTTTCTCAAAGCCTTGGATTCTGACATCGGCATTGGGATAAAGGTATTTTGCAATCAAGCCTGTAATGCTATCAAGCTCCACCATCGTCCAACTCTTGACCTTGGCGCTCATATCTTCCGGCATAGCGCCTACAAAGTTACCAACGCCGGAGGAAGGCTCCATCATGCGGCCGCCGTTAAAGCCAAGCTGACGGAGACCATCATACATAGCCTTGATAACAGAGATATCGGTATAATGAGCATTGAGGGTAGAAGCACTTGCCGCGCGATATTCCTCATCAGTAAGCAGTTCTTTTAGCTCATTATACTCCTTTGTCCAATTAGTTTGATGCTTTTCAAAAGCATTTTTCAAACCGCCCCAACCCACATACTTGGAGAGGATGATTTGTTCAGCCTCGGTCGCATATCTGCCCTCGGCTTCAAGCTGTTTTACAAGTCGGATAGCTTCGATATTCGCCTTGTATCTTGCCTTTTCTCCGTTCGGAAGGGAAAGGCTGTCACCGATTACAAAGTTTCTGCCCTTGGGTAATTCGGTGGACGTTTGCGCGATCTGCTCTGTGACTTCTTCATGGAGCTTTTCGGCAGCTTCGGGAGTTAGCTCATCATTTCGTCGTAAATCTCCGCTCTGACTATCTCCCAAGCTTGATCCACTGCGAGTCCCTGTTCCGCTACCATCGCGCACATCATCTCGTCGAGTCTCTTGTCCTCGCTCGACAGGGTCTCCCACAGAGTCCCCTCCTTGTACATTTCCTTGTACATCTTCGGCTTGAAGTTCATCCAATACCTGTGAATCTCCTTGCCTATCGGTGTCAGGCTGTCGTACTGTTTCTCGGTTATCAGCATTTTCGCCATTCTGATTTACCTCCTTGGTATTTGTAGCGGTCGTTTCTGCTCTTGGTTCAAGCAGTTTATTGTTTCTTGCAACAGCGACAATATCATCAATCGCATCTTGACGATTGGTAAATATCTCGCTCTTGTAGTGAATTCCTCTTGCATCGGAAACAGGATAACCACCTTCAGATTCGTTTACTTTGTCGATATGTCCTTGCCAGGTTTCTCCGTTCTTATAAATGCGGAACAAGAAGCCGCCTGTGCTAAAACGAGGAAGATTGCCAAGAGGGGTTCTCAACCTTTCGTAAACATCGTCTTTTACTTCTGCTTGCGGTCTGCCTTTTCTTTCAGCCTTGAACTGCTCATGGATGCTCGTAAGCTCATTGATATAAGCATCGAAGTCGTGGAAAGCGCCCGGAAGCCATTCGCCATAGTCATAGTTGCTATCTTCAAGCGCGCCACCCTTAGTGAGTCCGTAAACATAAGCGTTGAGTTCATCGTAGAAAACATCACGCTCTTCTTCTTTCATAGTCAAGAAATCAAAATCATGCTTCTTTTTGCGGAGGTGCTCCTGAACGTCATTCACAAGTTCGCTAATGCCCTCTGAATGGAAATTTACCATTTCAGGTGTACGCTCAAGGAAATCCAAATACGGCTTGAACTTCGTTAGATTCATTGCGTGTGTTCCCTCGTGAGGAATAACATCCTTCAAGGAATCCTCGCTTATGGTTTCTACCGCATAGATCTCGTTTTGGTATATGAATGCTTCTGAATCCCTGCCCCAAGAAGATTCTTTGACAATGTGACATTTCAAGTCATATTCTTCAAGCGCTTTGCTTTGCAGAGTATGTAATGCAGAACCTTTCTTCGGATGAACGAAGTCGTCTTCCGTATAATCTTTCGGGTGTGTTACTTCTCGTCTTCTATTATGCAACCCATCAGAGGTTTCCCTCGTTTCAGGAAGTCCTGATGTCTTTTCTCCCATGTCGCTCTGTACTTGGGATCGGTTTTCATCTTTTCCTCGTGTTCCGCTTTCGCTTTCAGGTATGCCTGTTTCTGTTCCTCGGTTAACTGTTTCATCGTTACCTCCGTCAGTATTATTCGTGGTGGTTGCTTCCTCGGTTGCTACGGTAGCCTGATAATTCTCAACAGCCTCGACAGCGACCTTATCAAAGAGCTTCACAATGTTTTCTACATAGTGAACGGCTTCTCCTACCTGCTCCTTGAGGGCGTTAGCTTCCTTTGAGCGGTTGTGTCCGAGTGTGCTGAAATATGCCTTGATATCCGCAAGGAACTCCTTGATCTTGGCAAGAAGCTTTTCAAACACATTCTTGTGCTTGGTAGCAAGAGTTTCGACAAAGTTGGCATCGGGGAGAATATCGGTCATAGCCTCAGCCACTACCTCACGGCTTGCCTCATCATAGGTCATGCCGGGTGTAGCTGCCTGCTTTTCCTCAATCAGATCGTGAACGTTCTCGCCGCGCTCTGTCAGGGTATCAAACACCACTTTTCTGAACTCATTGTACCATATCGGATTCCATTTTTCAATAAAATGTGTAAATTCATGGGAAAAAGTTCGAAGCATGGCGTATTTTGCAAGGTCGTTTACATCCTTGATGTTTTTAAGACCTGCGTTCACGTCAATGTAGATCGTGTTCTCGCTATGTTTGAATTTACCCTGTGAACCGATAAAGTTGCCGTTCTCATCAGTTTCAGACTTGTAAAGCACAATGTCAATGCCTGTTGCTTCTGCAGCCGTAACAAGAACCTTGTATGCGGTGTTCTGCGTGTCATTGAAGCTCTTTTTAAGGTCCGCAATCTTCACGCCCTCGCCCTTAACTGTGCCTTTTCTGCGCCCGGTCCTGCCGTTTACAGCCTTTTTATTCTCAGCATCCTGTTCTTTGGCGGTGGTGTCTGCTGCCGCTTTGCCTGCCTCGTATGCAAGCTCCCTCTGCTTCTCGGAAAGATAGGCGGTAGCGTTGCTGTTCATGGTATACGAGAGGGAAACACCACTCTTGCCCATGTCATAAGCAACCTGATATGCCGCGTCATACTTGGTAACATCCTGTCCCTCTGTGTAGGTGTGGATCATTGCCTGTGCCTGCGCTCCGTATTTTTGCGACGCTTCGGAAAGAGAAACGGTAGCGCTTTCTTCTGCCTTTGTATCTTCTGCATCGGCATTTTCGGCGGTGTCTGCCACGGCTTCAAAATCGCCATCTGCGGCTTCTTCTGCTACGGTGTTGGAATTGCTTTCCGAGTCGGTTTTCACGTCTGCTTCGGGCAAATCCGAGGTTTCTGTAACAGGACTCGCCGTCTCTTCGTCTGTTACGCTGTCGTCAATATCTTCGCTGTACTCGTCAGGAGCAATATTGCTTGTTTGGTGAACGTCAGTATTGTCCGGTTCATGAATTTTGGATTTGCCGCTCTCGTTGTGGTTAATGAGTCGCTGAATCTGTACACCCGAAAGAGATTTACCTTGGTCGAGAATCGTTTGCATCTTTTTTGCAAATGCGTAATTTGGGTCTATGGCAAGTGCTTCATTCACAAGATCTTTCTCAATGTTGCTGTAGTTTTCTTTGGCATTTTGTATCGCGTTTCGATAGCCGTGCAAGTTGCCGATTGCACCAAAGCCAAAGCCCATCAAAGCGCCGCTTGCGCCCGATTCCGCAATTTGTGCGCCAAGATCCAAAGCTGCGTTCCATTTGGCATCTTCTTCTGACATACCCTGTGCCATATACATACGGACAGTGGTTTCGTAATGGCTGAAATCGCCGTTGGCAATGATGTCATACACAATATTGGCGGCCTCGGTAGCCATTTCTTCGGATGCGTTGACAAGCATCGACTTGGCAATGTTCTTGGCAATCTCTTTGCCGCCGAACGCAAACGATTGTTTCAGAGCAGAGAATTGACCGAGCGAAACCGTTTCAAACAGACCTTCAAATATGCCAGAAGAAAGACCGTTCCAAAAGGCTTGTTCCTTGGTAAGACCGCGTTCAAGTGCATTGTTAGTACCTGATGCTGCCGCAGAAAGACCAAGCGTTACACCGGCACCGGTAGGACCGAATGCCGTACCGGCAACAAAAGAGTCGGCAGCTGACATCCCCGTGTTGTAAATGAAGTCAAACGCATCCCAATGTCCGATCTCCCAATTCACCTTTTCCGATACTGTTCCGCGAATCGTACTTGTGATTGCCGAAGATGTGCTGTATTGGTCACCTGTAAAGAGGTCAGATATGTATTCTAAACCTGATGCGAGATTTGTGCCTACCGAAACAACAGAAGACAGAACGGGAAAATCATCCGCAAAGCCTTGCCACTGTTCAAGCGTTGCGCCAAGGGATCGCTCTTCAAGGATTGGTTTGAGATTATTGTAGTAGTTGTTTGCTTCTTTTTCGCCTGCATAGAGCAAAAGATAGCCATACAAATCCGCCTCTTCCTGTTTCATTTGCTTAACAAGTGACGCTTCTTGTAACAAGGAGTTTTTAGGAGATGCTCCTGCCATAGCTGCTATTTCGGTCATTTTGTCGCCCCACCGAATAAGCGTTGCCACCCGATTTTGCCCCATTGTAAGCTTTCCGTATTTGTCAAGGTTTCCCATCATGCCGTTTGCTTCTTCAACGAGCTTGGCATAGTTCGGGTTAGCCTTGGCATCGGCAAGCTGTTTTGAAAAGTTTTCTTCAAACACCTTTTTGTCATAAAGGCTTTGCCAAGTCACGTTCTTGCCGTCAAGTGTGGTATAGGCAATATCACTGACATTGCCGTATGAAGCAAGTCTTTCGTTCAATCGGTCAATTTCCGCTTGTCCTTGCTCTTTAGCCAATTTGGCGTTTTTATCGGCTTCGCTTGCGGATACACCGTTTGCCTTTGCCAACTTGAAGTAATTGTCTCGGATCAACTCGTATTTTTTGATGTCTTCCTTGATTTGATCAACTTCCGCTTTCCCTTTGGTAATACTGTTGATTTTCTCTTGAATCGCCGCCGCATCCATGGCGTTGATCTCGTCGATCATGGCATTGTGTTTGCTTGCCGCTTGCCAACTGTTGTATTCATCCTCAGTCTTGAACTGCGCGTAAAAGTCTTTGACGCTTCCATACGCATCCATAACGCTCTTGCCACTTGTTTCAAGCTGTGAGAGTATAGACGAGAAGTCCTGATAGCTTTTTTCATCCATCTTTTTCTTGTTGACCTTGGCATAGTTTTTAAGTTTCCCGGCGCGCGATACAAGGTCATCGTAGGCGCTCTTTTTGCCGTCGTAAGCCGAGGACGCATTCTGCCACGACAAACCGCTATACTCTTTTTCAACACTGCCGAAAAAGCTGTTATAATCCTTGATGAAGGAATTAACATAGTCGGAGTCCACCGATTTGGCGGCACTCCACTCGTCAAACGATACGGTGTTTGTATTAGATTGTTTGCGCTTTTTGGCGCTCCACTCGTCAAATGTCATATCGTTCCTCCTCATTCGTTTTGCGAAAGAATATAGTCGATATAGTCATAGAGATATTCTTCGTAGGTGGCGTAGTTTGCCGCAGCACCTTCTCCATTGTCCTTTTTGGTTTGCCACGCCGCTGACGTCAGCAGGCCGTCTGCCGATACGCCGAGGTTTGCAAGATAGGCTCGTGCATCCGCATAGCTTGCTCCGGCAAACGGTTTGATTTGATTGGCGGCATTGTACTGTCTTTCGGTAAGCGCATTGTCATAATTCTTCTGTAACAAACCGTTGGCGGTCTGCTGTTCTGTCAAATACGCAGCAAGTTGCTTATAGTAATCGGTGTTGGCGTGGTTTCGCTGATCCACAAGAACGTCCAATCCGTCACGCCATTCTTGCTGATGGCGGTTGTATGCTTTTTCTTCAAGATCAAGACCGACGCTGTTCAAAAGGTCCATGTACTGCTGATATACCTGCTGTCCTGCCGTTTGCGCGTAGCTATTACCGTAACCGCCCGTGAGAGACGCCGCCTTTGCCATTGTGTCTTCCATAGCAAGCTTTCCTTGCTTGGCGTACAGATCCGCATATTGCTGATACAGCTTGTCTGCGTCAATATCATAGGTGAATGGTTGTTTATTGTCGCGGTAATCAACAACGGCTTTTTCTGCCGCATTCTTTTGGTCAAACAAACTTTTTCCGTATGCGGTATCAGCAAATTTGGTATGGTCAAAGGTCGGAGCGGTAACAGCTTGATTGCCTGTTTCTTTTTTTTCGTCCGGTACGGAAGAAGATCCTCCACCGTATAAATACTTTTTTGCACCATCTCTTCCCACGTCGGGTATTCGTTAAGTTTCCATCCCATTGTTTTCTCCTTCCTCGACTTCAAGTGCATCGAGCTGTTCTTTGATTTCAACAAGCGCTTTGTTAATGTTACGAATCGCTTTGTTCTGCGTTTTAGTCGTATCAGTAAGCCCTTCGATCCGTTTGTCAATGTCAAGAAGCACAATATTCAGCGCTTGAATCGTCTGATATAAATAATTTTGAAGTGCAGTAAGCTGTTCTTTCGGCGTTCCTTGCGGGAAGAGCGGCGGTGTTCGGAGCTGTTCTGTCATACCTCGCTCCCCCTTTCCATTGTCTTGGTGATCGAATATATCTTACAATCTCCCACGCCTTCAAAGCGAATGCGGAAATGGTCGCACCGCTCCACCTTCACGGGAAGCGAGAAAGACGAAAGATCATACCCCGATATGGTTGCCACCGATAGCCATTCCGGCTTGGAGTCGTACTCAATAAAGATCATAAGCATTGAGCCAAAGGCAAGCGACATACGCAAGGTCAAGCGCGACAGATACTTGTGGTCGGGGCTTTCCACGCCAATAATACCCGTTTCGGCATACCAAGACACCTTCATCTTGTCCGCATCTCCCGATCCGAACATGGTGTGGATCGTCTTGCCACAAGAATAATACAATTCCTCGTCGGTTGCGGTAAAGCCTGTGATCTGCCTGCCTTCGTCTTGTCGATGCCATATTCCCGCGGCGAGATCGTACACAAAGGTCGCGTACACGCCGTTTTTGTCCTTCAGGCAGAGATAATACTTCGCGCCAAACGCGCCGCCAACGCCATCGGCATAGCTTACGCTGCCAAAGTTTTCCGAAACAAGGCGGGGCAGGGAGCCGTCATACGCATAGACACCGTTTGTGCTGTGATAGAATAGGATCTGCTCCACGTTGGCAAGAGAACGGTAAGAGCCATCCTTCACGCCGTGGCATTCGGTGGTCTGCACTTGAAAATTGCTCGGCATATAGCCTGCGATACGGTGCATGACGGTTTCCTTGAAAAAAATCGGATTGCCTTGATAGGTTACAGCACCCGTGAAAGGAGCGTTTGTGCCAACGCCAACGGTATAGGAGTCCTCGGCAGTACCGTTGAAGAGATAGAATGTCTTTGGATCGCCAAGTCTTGATGCGTATATCTCGTTGACAAATACGCCGTTCTGTTCTCCGTAACGGCAACCCCATAGGCGATTGCCAGAAACACAGATGTAGTCAAGCACCGGAACAGAACGCGTCACTTCAAGCGACGAAGAAACAAGCCCAACCGATTCATACTTGCTGTGATAAGGCGGCGTGTAGTCCAATACGAGAGTATGATTGTCGGGAATTGCGATGATGGTACGAGGGGCATCCTTCACGCTGGTAAAAGAAGGATTGTCCATCTCAAAAGTATCAACTGTCACAACCTCGCCTTTTGAAAAGCCGTCAAACGGTTGATCGCAAAAGAGTGCGGTATAGACAGTAGAGACGTGTACCCATTTCTCTCCCGACCAACGGGCAAGTAAGCCGTCGCCGTTTGGCGTATTGTTGATCCAAAGATCTCCCACCAAAGGAAATTCAGGTTCATCAAGATATGGGCTTTTCCCGCTTTCGTCGGTTATATAACACGCGCAGGAATAACCTTTTCCGGGTGGTGCAACATAACGATGGGCAAGAGTTCCTTTTTCCGAAAGGTTTTGCGTGTTGATATAATAGGTGTCGCCCTTTTCGTCAAGCAGAATCAGATATACGCCCATGCATTCCATCTGCTTTACAGTGCCCATGCCGCCAAGAGCAACAGTCTCGTCACCGATATAGACCGTATTGCCGACAACGGAACAAATCGCTCCGTTTACCGTTAGGGCGCGTATCTCGGCGTTATGCGTCTTGTATATGCCATGCGGCTTTCTCACCGAGAGAACAGGATAATTGTCCGAGGCGAGATTGTTTTCATCGTAAAAAGATCCTTCGGGAATCACAAGC